ACACCGAATCAACATTCCCACACCTATCATGGCGGGAGTGCGAACTCCACTTCGACAATTTGCTAGCTGTGTTCTTGTTGATGTTGATGACTCCCTCGATAGCATCTTTAGTTCTGATATGGCTATCGGCAGATACGTTGCACAAAGGGCGGGCATCGGTATCAACGCGGGTCGAATCCGTGGCATCAACAGCAAAATCCGAGGCGGTGAAGTTCAGCACACTGGCGTTGTTCCGTTTCTCAAAAAATTTGAATCGACTGTCAGATGCTGTACTCAAAACGGCATCCGCGGTGGATCAGCTACGGTTCACTTTCCAATCTGGCACAAAGAAATAGAAGATATTATTGTTCTCAAGAACAACAAAGGGACAGAAGATAATAGGGTACGTAAACTTGACTATTCGATCCAACTTTCAAAGATTTTCTACGAACGTTTCATCCAGGATGGAGAGATTAGCCTCTTCTCACCGCATGACGTACCAGGTCTCTATGACGCTTTTGGTACTGATAGGTTCGATGATTTATATGTGGGGTTTGAACGAGATGAGTCTGTTCCAAGAAAAACTGTCGGGGCTCAAGAACTCATTCTGGACCTCCTGAAGGAAAGAGCAGAGACTGGTCGTATCTACATCATGAACATCGACCACTGCAATAGTCACTCCTCATTCAAGGACAAGGTGAATATGTCTAACTTGTGTCAAGAGATTACTCTTCCCACAGAACCTTTGAACCATATTGACGAGGAGATGCCTGGTGAGATTGCGTTGTGTATTTTGTCTGCCGTTAACGTGGGTAAAATTAAGTCGGACGAAGAATTGGAGGATCTTTGTGACCTTTCGGTTAGAGGTTTGGAAGAGTTGATTGACTACCAGGAGTATCCGATCAAGGTTGCAGAAGTCGCCACAAAGGCCCGTAGATCCCTTGGAGTAGGTTTTATCGGACTCGCACACTATCTTGCCAAGTTGGGTTATAATTATGACTCCCAAGAGGCATGGGATGCAGTCCATGGACTGTCCGAGTCTTTCCAGTATTACCTTCTCAAGTCATCCAATGAAATTGCCAAAGAGAAGGGACACTGTGAATATTTTGGTAGAACTAAGTATGCTGATGGAATCCTTCCTATCGACACGTATAAGAAGGATGTTGACGAAATTACTACTCAGGAGCTTACACATGATTGGGAAGGTCTTAGAGCATCTATCACCACCCATGGACTACGGCACTCAACACTGTCTGCTCAGATGCCATCGGAGAGCAGTTCCGTTGTGTCAAACGCGACAAATGGAATTGAACCACCTAGAGACTATCTGTCCATTAAGAAAAGCAAGAAGGGTCCCCTTAAACAGATTGTCCCGTCTTATCAAACGCTTAAGAATAATTATACTCTCCTCTGGGAGATGACAAGTAACCAGGGATATATTAATGTGGTGTCCGTCATGCAGAAGTTCTTTGACCAGGCAATTTCTGGTAACTGGAGTTACAATCCAGAGAACTATCCTGATAATGAGGTTCCTGTGTCCGTCATGGCACACGATATGCTTTACTCATACTCTATGGGTTGGAAAACAGCATATTATCAAAACACCTATGATATTAAAACTGATGAAGCACCAGAGGAAAACCATGAACTTCAAAATCTCCTAAATGATATTATGGAGTCCGAAGAGGACGATTGTGAAAGCTGTAAAATCTAGTATAGAGGTGTAAATGCAGTACGAATTCGTAGCAAGCAAAGAGTATACTGATAAACATACCGTCAAGGGGATGACGGTATTCAATACCGAAGTCCATGATTCTAAAAAACAACCAATGTTTTTTGGTAAACCATTGGGAGTTCAAAGATACGATTCTTACAAGTATCCAGTATTTGAAAAACTGACAACACAACAACTAGGATATTTCTGGAGACCTGAGGAGGTCTCCCTTCAAAAGGATAGAGCAGATTATCAGTTACTCAGACCAGAACAGAAACACATCTATACTTCTAACCTGAAGTATCAGATCATGTTGGATTCGATTCAGGGTAGAGGACCAGGGATGGCATTCATTCCTTACTGTTCTCTTCCTGAACTTGAAGCATGTATGGAAGTCTGGGGATTTATGGAGATGATCCATAGTCGTTCCTACACATACATCATCAAGAATATCTACCCTGACCCATCAGATATTTTTGATCACATCATCACCGACGAGAGAATTCTTGAACGTGCCAAGAGTGTCACTGAGTCATACGACGACTTCATCAACAGTGCCCAGACATGGGGTAATGGTAATATGTGGAAGGAAGACTTCCGTAATTCACCTTCATCCAAATGGGAAATCAAAGATGTCAAACGCAAACTGTTCAGAGCAGTCGCCAACGTTAACATTCTTGAGGGTATTAGGTTCTACGTTAGTTTTGCTTGTAGTTTCGCCTTCGGTGAACTTAAGCTTATGGAAGGATCAGCTAAGATCATCTCTCTTATCGCAAGAGACGAGAACCAACACCTAGCAATCACTCAGAACATCCTGAACAAGTGGAGATCAGGTGATGATCCTGAGATGCAACAGATCATGAGAGAAGAGGAAGAATGGTTGTATGCCATGTTCGATAAGGCTGTCAACGAAGAGAAGAGATGGGCAGACTACCTGTTCCAGAATGGTAGTATGATCGGTCTGAATGACACACTTCTGAAGAAGTATGTTGAGTGGGTTGCCAATCGTAGAATGAAAGCAATTGGTCTCAAGCCTGTATATGATGTTGCTGCAAAGAACAATCCACTTCCTTGGACACAACATTGGATCTCTTCTAAGGGTCTTCAAGTCGCACCGCAGGAAACAGAGGTAGAGACGTATTTAGTAGGCGGTATCAAACAAGATGTCAAGAAGGACACATTCTCAGGATTCAAACTCTGATTTATGATACATAACTCAGAACTATGTGAGATCTGAGTGTGTGACTACGAAAACCCCTGGACTTTTGAGGGATCACCTTTTTTATCTGAGAATATTGACGATAACTTCGGTTTTGTCTATCGGATTACAAATCTCCTCAATGGTCGCCAATACCTTGGCAGAAAATACTTCTGGTCTTTCCGAAAACAACCAGGAAAGAAACGAAAAGTCAAACAAGAGAGTGATTGGAAGCGGTATTACGGATCTTGTCCAGAATTAAAGGAAGACTTTAAGGCTGTCAACAATCCCGTATTTTTCAGGAGAGAAATATTATCTCTACATAGAACAAAGGGAAAGGTAAACTTTGAGGAGACTAGACAGTTGTTCCTCAACGAAGTACTGTCTCAGAAGTTGACAGATGGGACCCCTTTGTACTACAATTCCAACATCCTTGGACGGTACTACCGTAAGGATTATTTTAACGTTTGATAATTATGAACAAGATTTTTAATACTATAGCTGCAACAATACTTGTCTCTGGAACTGCATGTGTTGCATCTACCTCAGGTGATTACATCAAGGACATTAGTGTTAATGAAAAGATTGCAGTTCCTGTTGAAGAACCAATCGTCTGGGAGTGTCCTGACTGTACTCCTAATGAAAAGTATGTTCTGAAACAACTTCAAGAACACACCCGTATCACTGATAGAAATGCTCTTGCAACTATCATGGGTAACATCAAATCCGAAAGTAACTTCGTCCCCAATGTTTGTGAGGGTGGAGCACGAGTTAAATATCACGAGTGCCGTGTTGGTGGTTATGGTTTGATCCAATGGACTTCTGTAAATCGTTATAGAAATCTTGGTAGGTTCTGTGATAAGTTTGGTTGTGATCCTTCCTCCTTGGAGGGACAGACTCGTTACATGATTAATGAGAGTATCTTCCAACGTTATCTTCCTATGTTCGAAGGTTCTGGACAGACCGTATCTCAATACATGATCCCAGCATACAAGTGGCTGGGATGGGGTATCAAAGGATACCGTGAACAATATGCATATGACTACGTAAATAAGTTGATCAATGTTTGATAATCCAACTTACACAATTCTATTCTCTAGTTTTGTTGCATCATGTAGACCACAGATTGATATGATGTCTGTGTTGGAAGAAGTGTATCAAATTCAGTCAAAGTATCCATCTGAAGAAATTTCTAATGAAGGCGGATATCACTCTCCTGTTTTTGCTGGAGGACACTTTATCAAATTACGAGATCTTGTCAGGGAATTTGTTGACAGAATCCTTGAGGAGAGGGAATATGATTTGAGAGCAACTAAGATGGAATATTGGTGTAACATCAATAAGTCCTATAGTTATAATGTTTTGCACAACCATTGTCGTACCGATTTGATCGGTTTATATTATGTTAAAGTTCCTCCAAAATCTGGAAACTTCGTGGCTGTGAGAAATGATGGATCACAATACACTAACCTTTACAACAAACGTTTGGATATGTTAAAGTATAGTGTCGAACCTGAAGAAGGTCAATTATACATTTTACCTGGACACCTCTGGCATTATGTGACTGGTAATGATAGTGAAGAGGATAGAATTTCAATCTCATTCAATATCGATACATAATTACAAGATTACGAAAACATTATGATCCCGAAAGTAGTCAAGGCAATCAAGAGTATCTTCGTTCCTCCTATCGAGTATAGGAACTTTGAGGACGACATTGAGTGTGCGATCGATGAGAACATCGTCGAGTGTGAAGAGATGGATAATGATCCATCCTATGTTGGAGTTCCTGCACCCGAAGTTCTTTCAAACGATCCCTGGTTTGGTGATCCAGTTCTCTCAGAAGAGAGTAAGGATTATATGGAACGGGAAGCAGAATTTAAAAAACAAGAACAAGAGAATCGTCAGTATTGGACGAACGAGTCTGAGAACATCCATCAAGAGATGTATGATTTGGCAATTAAGAATGGTAAGACTACCGTTCAACTGGACCCTGTAGGTGGTTCAGAAACCTTCCAGGAGGGTCCAGGTGGTTGGATGTCTGGCACAGGGTATCAGGGTCAAGGGTTGACGGATCGTTGATTAATTAGTATATTAAAGAGGTGGTTGAGAGATCACTGCTGTAACCCCCTTGGTAGTTCAGGGTTAGAGGCGATAGGAACTACCACTTGACTGAACCTTTGATTTTATATATAATATAGGTCGGAGGTTCGGTTATGAATTCATGTTTGGAATGTGCCAGTCCCACAAAGAATGCAAAGTTCTGTTGTAGAAGTTGTGCCACATCACACAACAATAGGGTTAGACCAAAACGTAAACCAGAACATAGGTGTATAGATTGTGGAAAACCCATAAACGCCAAGAGAGCCCGTTGTAGAGAACACTATGAAATCTGGAGACAGAAACAGGTAGTGGAGGATATGACCCTCGATGAAGCCATTTACACCAAACATCACAGGTCTTCTGCTTATGCTTTGGTTAGAACACGCGCAAGAGCCACCGCCAAAAAATTGGGACTTGACAAATGTCAGAAGTGTGGTTATGATAAACATGTAGAGATAGCTCATGTCAAAGGCATTTCAACTTTTGAAGGAGACACTTTAATAAGTGTTATAAATTCAAAAGAAAATCTAATGGCATTATGTCCTAATTGCCATTGGGAATTTGACAACTTGCCCCGTTAGCTCAGGAGACAGAGCAATTCTCTTCTAAAGAATCGGTCGTGGGTGCGAATCCTACACGGGGTGTTAGGAACTTGAGACGTTCCAACCAAGGTGCTCATCGGCTCAGATATACTGAAGCCCTGTTGGTGAGGATAAACCCCCTTGGATATTCACAACGGAAATTGTGTCTTACTCCATTACAAACTGTCAGAATGTTGGGTTGAGTGCCCCGTCCTCAATCAGGCGCTTGGTTGAGAAACACATTCGGATAAGTGTAATGTCTGCCACTAAAGCATTGTGGTGATGCAGGTGTTTTGTAAACATCAGAGCTCAGTTCAATTCTGGGTAGTGGCTCCAGGGGAATTAGCTCAGTTGGTAGAGCACCTGCTTTGCAAGCAGGCTGTCAGGAGTTCGAGTCTCCTATTCTCCATTCCCGAAAGGGAAATTTAGTGTGTTGGTAGATGATTGATTCATTTTCGGATTTTATATACGTTGCTGACGGTGCTCTGGAACCAGAGTTCTGTAAGAATGTTATCGAGAAATTTGAGAAGGATGATAACAAACGCCAAGGTATTGTTGCAGGAGGAAGACCTGATACTTCTATCAAGGATTCTACTGATTTACATATATCAGGTCTTCCAGAATGGGAAGAAGAAGATCGCGTCTTCTATAAATCCCTTAAACAACATCATGAGTTTTATTTGAATGGTAAATGGTCAGATACTCACTCTGTGTATACAGGAAATATTTCTGACAAAGGTTATCAGATTCAAAGAACTCGTCCTGGTGCTGGATATATCTGGCACAATGATGCGATACTTGATGAACTTGATACCATGGGTGTGAGGTTCTCCACTTACATATGGTATCTTAATGATATCTATGAAGATGGATATACTGAGTTTATCGATGGTACTAAAGTTCAACCAAAGACTGGAAGGATTTGTATCTTCCCAGCAACTTGGACTTACATGCACCGTGGATATCCACCAAAGAATCAAACTAAGTACATTGTAACTGGTTGGATGCACTCTAAATAAAAAACTCGATGGCGTGTAGCTCAACGGCAGAGCAGGGAGCTGTTAACTCTCTGGTTGCTGGTTCGAATCCAGCCACGCCAGCTGGGAGTTTAGCGCAGCGGTAGCGCAGTTGCTTTACACGCAATTGGTCACAAGTTCGAATCTTGTAACTCCCATGTCTCAATTGCGCACATGTACCATGATTACCGTAAGATGCAAACAGTGTAACAAGGAAATCAAAAGTGACCACCACACTCAGTGTTGTGGTTGTCCGAACATGATGACAGTAATTGAGGACAAAGTGGCAGCCGTTGACCTTTCTAAGGTCGTTATGGTACAATCACAGAAGGAAACTAAACCAAAAAGTTACCTATCACAATCTGATCTCTCCTTTCAAGAAGAGAGGAGAAAACGTAAGGTCAGAAAATTGGACTTTGATGTTCGTTAAATGTCACATCGATTCGATGAAATCAAACCTGATCACTACATCACCGAACGTCAGTGTCAGGAGATGATTGATAATGCAATCGATAAACACAACAAAACTGCAACCATCATTAGTGCTTGTATAGGAACAGTTCTTCTGTTCTTCTATGCTCAAGGTCTTTTGATTGTGTTGGGGGTTTGGAAAGGGGTTTGAATTTTATAATAAATTCGAACCCGATTTATTACCATGCCATATAAGGATCGTGAAAAACAACGCCAGTTTCAAAAGGAATGGAGGAGAAAGAATCCTCAAGACCAGAGACCTGGTAAAGATGCACGAAGACAGCTGGTAAATAAATTCAAGGATAAACCTTGTCTCCATTGTGGAGTCAAGTATCCTCCCTGTGTCATGGACCTACACCATGTAGATCCATCTACTAAGTCCTTCGAAGTAGTCCCTACAGGACGAGGTATCCAGGCTCTTACGGAGGAGGCAAAGAAATGTGTCTGTCTGTGTTCTAACTGTCATAGGTTATTCCATGGAGGATACATTGAACTAAACTTGGAAGGTCAAGCCGATAGGTGACGGCAGCGCTCTTGAAAAGCGTCGAGATGTTAAAGTCCTTGGGGGTTCGACTCCGCCACCTTCCGCCACGAGAAGTAGCTCAGTTTGGTAGAGCTCTCGCTTTGGGAGCGAGTGGCCGCAGGTTCAAATCCTGTCTTCTTGATTGGGACATTCCCACAATAAATAAATCAACCACAAGGAACTAATGGAAGTATTCTCGGTACAAGAGTTTCAAGAGAACTGGGACGAGCTTATAAAAAGAGTAGAGAATGGGGAGATATTTGGAATAGTAAACGAAAACGGTAACACGGCAGTGATGATGCCCGCTGACGATGACCTTTATAAAATGTATACCGACCATAACGAAGCCTCTTGAGGGACTGTCGCATATTGGTTAATGCGCTCTGCTTATAACGGAGTCAATCGGGTTCAATTCCTGACAGTCCTACTAAGCTGGTTTAGCAATCTGGTGAATGCTCCGAACTCATAATTCGGCTGAGACGTGTTCGATCCACGTAACCAGCATTGGACAGTTTAATTACTGTCCTCTTGACTCAAACAGTCAAAACCCTTATACTACTAAGGTCAACACACAAGACAATGACAATCACTTCTAAGTTCAAAAAAGACATCACGACTCTTCGTTCCGCAGTGAATGGGGACTTCTACCTTGACGTAAAGAATCCGAAACTTTTCAAAAAGGTCCGCAAGTTTTATGAGAACGATGGTGTAACTTTTTCTGGTGACCCTCTGGACGATTATGATATTCTCATTGATTGTCTGGCAGAAGATCTGGAACTCCAAGAGGTGGAGTGATGAAAATTCTCCTAGAGAAATTTCCCTATCGTTATGTTGAATGCGGAACCCTTGAAAATGGGTTCCCTGACTTTCGTATTCAAAAAGCACATGAGTATACTAAACGATACTCAGACATGTATCTTCTTGATAATCAGATGCAACTTCTGACTGCCATGGAAGATTATGACTATACGTGTTGGTTGGATCCTGCAGGTGTTCCTTGTTACCGTAAGGATCGCGTTACGTCAAATAAATAGGTTAGAATAATTTTTAATCTATCATGGCAACGAGAAAAACATCTTCTTCTGGTGCATACATGAGTCAGTATGATCAGGAAGTTGAAAAGAGACTGAAAGCTCTTGAGACTGAAGTTCTTTCACTCAAGGTACAACTTCAAGCAAAAACTGAGGCACCTGCAGCAGCACCTACTGGTCTTGAGGGTAAGTTTGACGAACTCGTCAGAGTTTTGAAGATGAACGAAGGTCTCAATATCTCCAAGCTTTCAAAGGGTACACTTTGACATCAGTCACGGATTGACTCTAAAAATGCCCTGGTCGGTAGAAGGTCCCCTTCTTCCCGCGTTTCTTGGTTCGTAAAACTAAGTGGTGGAGTCACTTGACCCAACTGAGTTTACTAATTCTCCAAAGATTAGTTGGTGCGGATGGAGGAAACTCCCGCCTGAGATTTAGTTATTACTCAGTGATAAAAATAACTTGGCGTGCATGGAGCCCGTGAGGGAGGTCTTGACAAAGGCCTCCTTTTTTCATACAATACATACATGTGGTATGATCTTTTATAATGAAGATTGGATTTAATTGTAGTTCCTTTGACCTGTTTCATGCTGGTCATGTGACAATGTTGAAGATGGAGAAGGAGTTATGTGATTGGCTGGTCGTAGCCCTTCAGGTTGATCCTACTGTCGATAGACCAGGAATCAAGAACAAACCAACCCAAAGTGTGTACGAGAGATATGTACAGGTACAGGGTTGTAGATACGTCGATGAGATTCTGGTCTATGAGACGGAAGAAGATCTTCTGAATATGATCAAGACTCAGAGGATCGACATTCGATTCTTGAGTGAGGAGTATAAGGATAGAGACTTTACAGGTAAAGATTATTGTATCGATAATGATATTGAGATTCATTATCACAAGAGACAACACAAATACTCTTCCACTGAATTAAGAAATAGAGTGTTTGAACTTGAGACAAAGAAGAGAATAGAAAAATTTCAGGGTGAAGTTCCTGAACAGTATTCTCCTACGATCCTTGATAAGTACGAACAAAAATGACAATTCTAGTAACTGGTGGTGCAGGATTTATCGGGAGTAGTCTTCTCCGACAACTTGCAAAATATAAAGAAAGACTTGTTTGTGTTGATAAGTTTTCTTATGCTTCAAAGAAGCTTAATGTTCCTGAAGATGTGGAACTTTATAAAGTTGACCTTGCCGACGAAGAGGCAGTCAGGTATCTTTTTGAACAAGAGACAATCACTGACATCTTTCACTTAGCTGCAGAGAGTCATGTAGACAATTCAATCAAAGATTGTAAACCATTCATCCAATCTAACGTCATTGGTACAGTCAATCTTCTTCAGTGTGCATTGGAGAATGAGGTAGAAAGGTTTATGCACATCTCTACTGATGAGGTGTTTGGTTCTATCTCTGAAGGTTCTTTCAACGAACAGTCAAGATACGAACCACGGAATCCATACTCAGCTTCGAAGGCAGCAAGTGATCACTTTGTGAATGCATACAATAAGACATACGGTCTTCCTACTATCATCACAAACTGTTCAAATAATTACGGACCGAGACAACACCGTGAGAAGATGATTCCTAAGATCATCAGTAATGTCCGAAATAAAAAACCCATCCCTGTGTATGGTGACGGGAAACAGATCCGAGATTGGATCTATGTTGAGGATCACTGTGACGCCTTGATTGAATTGTGGAATCATGGTGCTGTTGGTGACAGGTACAACATCGGTGGTGAGTGTGAGATGAGAAACATTGATCTCGTCAATTACATTCTTCATCTCATGAATAGACCTGATCACCCTATTGAGTTTGTCGATGATAGACCAGGACATGATGTGAGATATTCGACATCAAACAAAAAAATAATGACTGAAATCGATTGGTCACCTAAGACTGACATCGCAACTGGACTCCTCAAAACTATTCTCTATTATGAAAATAATTAACACCCCTCTCGATGGTGCATTCATCATCGAACAACCACGACACTATGATGATCGTGGATACTTTATTGAGTCATACAATAAGAGAGACTTTGCTGAGATTGGACTCGATGTGGAGTTTGTTCAGGACAATCACTCATCATCCACTGTGAATGTACTTCGTGGTCTTCACTATCAGGTCAATAAACCACAAGGTAAGTTGGTCAGATGTATGAAGGGATGGATTCACGATGTTATTGTTGACCTGAGATTGTCATCCAATACTTTTGGAGAACATTTCAAAGTTGATCTTCATCGACCCGAGTTGATGTTGTGGGTGCCAGAAGGATTTGCGCATGGGTTCTACGTCAAGAGTGATAGAGCACACGTCTGTTACAAGACAACTGAGTATTACTATAAGGAACATGGTCGTGTCCTATTGTGGAATGATCCTGAACTTGATATTGAATGGGAAACAACAACACCGATTCTGTCGGGACAAGATAGGAGAGGTAAGACTCTAGAGGAGTGTGACAAGTATGAATAATCTGTCCGTATTTGGTGCTACAGGATATGTCGGTAGTAATTACTGTCGAATGTATCCTGGCAATATTCCTATCCCTCGTGGTCAGAGACATCCAGAGTCGTCTGACATTCTGTACTTCATTAGTACAACAACGAATCAGAACGTCTTTAAGGATCTACAGATCGACATTGATACTAATCTGAAGATCTTGACTGAGGTGTTGTCACATTGTAAAAGAACTGACACTGTATTCAACTTTGTCAGTTCAGGTTTTGTTTATGACAATGACATCATCGATGCAAAGGAAGATGATCCCTGCAATCCAACAGGTTTCTATTCGATCACCAAAAGATGTGCAGAGTCATTGGTAATCTCATACTGTAAAACCTTTGGTATTGACTATCGTATCTTCAGGATTGGAAACGTGTTTGGTATCGATCCCACAGTTACTCAAGGGAAGAATGTTCTTGGGTATCTGATTCGATGTCTGAAGAAGAATGATCCAATCAAGATGTACGGTGGTGGTGATTATCAGAAAGACTACATGTATGTTGATGATGTGTGTAGAGCCATGGATGAACTCATGGCAAATGGAGATAAGAACGAGATCTATAATATTGGAACAGGTGTATCACGTTCCTTTAAAGAGATCATTGAATATTGTAAGGAGAAGGTGGGTAGTACGAGTGAGATTATTGACGTACCTTTCCCTGATGATCAAGACTATCTACAGATCAAGAACTTCACAATGAACGTGGACAAACTCAACGCGACTGGGTTCGTTCCTAAACTTGACATTGACACAGGACTTGATATGATGTGTGAAGTCTACTAATTTTTTAAGAATACATAGTAAGTAATTCATGGATGTTATG